GTTGCAGCATTTGCCAAGGTTGTACACATTGGCTGCATGCTGCGCCTAGTCTGGCGAAATTTTGAGCAGCAGCGCGGCTCGCGTTTGAAACGGGAACAGACCCTGATCCCTCTTCCTCTGCCCCTTGCCCTTCACTGTGCGAGGGGAGCGAGCCGCTGCCATGCCTGAGCCGACCACCAGCACGGCGGCAGGTACCGCCTCGCTGTTAAAACTCGTGGGCGTGCCCGTCGGCGCGGGGGCGCTGGCGGCGGCGCTCGGTTTTTTAGTGCTCTGGCCGCGCAGCATGCAAGAAGGCTTTGCCCGTTTGTTTTGCACCGTACTGGCGAGCTCGATTTTCGGCCCGCTGCTGGTCGTGCACATGCATTCAACCCGCCCGCAACTCTTTGCCAGTGCCGAACAAGTCGCCACGCTCTATGGCCTTGATGGCGCCTTGGGGCTTTTGTTTATCGCAACGCCCCTTTTGGTGATGGGCGGATTGCCCGCGTGGTGGCTGCTCGGCGCACTGCTGCGCGTCTTTGAGCGCGACAGCGAGGGCGTGCTGGGGGCGTTACTTGATTGGATCAAGCACAAGCGCGGAGCAAACAGATGACCCATCCATTGCCGCCGATCCCGCGCGGCATTCGCAACCATAATCCGGGCAATATCGACTATAACCCGGCGAATCAATGGCGCGGGCAGTTGCCGCATGAGCCGACGATAGAAGCGCGTTTTTGCCGTTTTCAATCGGCGCACTACGGGCTTAGGGCGCTTGCGGTTTTGCTGAAAAACTACTACCGGCGTTACGGCTTAAATACCGTGGAAAAACTCATCAGCCGCTATGCACCGAGCGATGAAAACAACACCCGTGCCTATATCAACGCCGTCGCCGAGGCGCTGCGGGTCAAAGCCGATACGCCGCTGCCGCTGAACAAGCGCACGCTGCAAGCCTTGCTGGTGGCCATTATTCGCCACGAAAACGGACAAATGCCCTATCTCCACGCGCAGATTGGCGCAGCGGTAGAAGAGGCACTTTCGTGATCGGCAAACTGGCCGGCCCGCTGTTTTTTGCCCTGTTGCTGGCAGCGGCCTTGCTGGCTTATTTAAACGGCCACAGCGACGGCAGGCGGCAGTGCGCCGAAAACGCCCTTGAAGCCGTGCAAGTGCAACTGTCCGCTTACCACAGCGCCCTTGCCAAGGCCGAAGCGGCGAGCCTTGCCCATCTTTCGCGTCTGCAACAGGCAGAAAAAAGCCATGAACAAAGCACCCGCACGCTGCGCCGTGCGCTTTCGGACACTGCCGCTTTACGGGCTGATTGCCGCCTTGCTGCTGGCCTCATGCAGCAGCTTGGTGCCGCCCGTGAAAACGCTGCCCGCGCCGTTACCGGCGGCACTGGTGCAGCCCTGCCCGCTGCCGGTCGCCCTTGAGGATGCGGGTATGGACGCGCTGGTATTAACCCTCAAACAACTTTACGACCAATACGGCCACTGCGCGGGATTGCAGCGCGCCTTGGTGCGCTATCTAGAGGACATCCACCGATGAAAGCCCGGACTCCCAAAGCGTTGGAAAAAGCCCGCCGCGCCGCCTGCGCCAAACAACACCCCGATGCTGTGACAAAAGAAATGCGGCAAATTTCGCAGGCACTGGTTTCGTATGCCGTGTATGTCGCACGAATAACGCTCGGAAGCTAACGCATGGCTTGCCTTGACCTTCGCCTGCCCTCGCCCGTTTTATGGGAGAGGGTCGCAGGAGAGCGTGATGGCGCATCCCGTTGAAACCCGCAAGGCGCTGCGCCAAAGCGTTGTGCATGGGCGTTTGACGCTGGAAGTCGCCGCCGCGCTGCATGGCGTTGCGAGTGGCACGGCGCGGCGCTGGAAGCAGGCGGCGCTACTGTCCGGAGACGACTGGGACAAGGCACAAAGCGCCCAGCTTTTGGCCGGTGGTGGACTGGAAGCGGTGGCGCGGCAAGTGCTGGTCGGACTGGTCACGCAGCTACAGGCGACGATGGAAGCGGTGCAAAACGATGCCGCGCTTTCGCCTGCGCTCAAGGTGCAACTGCTTGCCAGCCTCGCCGATGCTTACAACAAGGCGGTCGCCGCCAGCAAAAAAGCGCTGCCGCAGACCCATGCGCTGGCGCGAGCCTTGCAATTTATCCAAAAACTCGCCGAATTTATCCGCACCCGCTACCCGCAGCACCGCGCGGCTTTTGATGAATTGTTAGAACCCTTTGGCCGCTGGTTGCAGCAGGAATTAGCCGGTGAACAATAAAGCCTTTACCGCTGAACTTGCGCAGTTTGCCAAACAGCACCGCGCACAAATTGAAGCCGAAGTAACCGGCTTTGACCCGGACCCTGCCGCCAGCCTTGCCCGAAGGCAGCAGGCCATGAACGACTTTGCCTGGTTTGCGCAAACCTACTTTCCGCATTACCTGAAAAAACCGCCCGCCGAACTGCACCGCTATTTATTCAAGCGCTTGCCGCAAATCGCCCGGCAGGACAAAGGCGCACACGAAGCCATTGCCGCGCCGCGCGGCCATGCCAAGTCCACCTTGATCAGCCAGATATTTGTGCTCTGGTGCGTGCTGACGGCTCGCAAACACTACATCATCCTGATTATGGATGCCTTCGAGCAGGCGGCGACCCTGCTCGAGGCGATCAAAGCGGAGCTTGCCTGCAACGCGCGGCTGCTGATGGACTTTGCCATCGATAGCGGCGAAGGCCGGTCCGAGCGGCAAAACCGCGTCATCACACCCGGTGGGGTGAAAATCGAAGTCTTTGGCAGCGGCAAAAAGCTGCGCGGCCGTAGGCACGGCCCGCACCGGCCGGATCTTGTGATTTGCGATGATCTGGAAAACGACGACAACGTGCGCAACCCGCAGCAACGCGACAAGCTGCAAAGCTGGCTGCAAAAAACCGTGCTTTCATTAGGCGCCGTGGATGAGCGCATGGACATCATCGTCATCGGCACGCTCTTGCACTACGACAGCCTGCTCGCCCGCCTGCTGGCGAACCCGCTGTGGACGCGCAAAACCTTTCGCGCGGTTAACCAATGGCCGACCCGTATGGACTTGTGGGAGCGCTGGCAGGAAATCCTCTTGAACGACGGCGAGCAAGTGGCGCTTTCGTTTTACCAGCGTTATCAAGCCGAGATGGAAGCGGGCGCGGTGTTGGGCTGGCCAGAAGCTCAACCGCTGTACAGCTTGATGACCAAACGCGCCCGCGACGGTCTGGCGGCCTTTGACTCGGAGATGCAAAACGATCCGGTGCAGGGCGATAACGCGCCCTTTGCCAACGCTATCTGCTTTTGGGTCGCGCAAAAACCCGACTGGGTGTTTTTTGGCGCGTGCGACCCGAGCTTGGGGCGCTCAGGCCAGGGCCGCGACCCGTCGGCCATTCTGATCGGCGGCTATGACCGGCAAAGCGGCGTGCTCGATGTGCTGGAGGCGAGCATTAAAAAGCGCCTGCCGGATGTGATTATCAGCGAGATTATCGCCCTGCAACGCAAGTACCACTGCCTGATGTGGGGCATTGAAGCGGTGCAGTTTCAGGAATTTTTACGCACTGAGCTGATCAAACGCGGGCAACAGGCGGGCGTACCCATTCCGGCGCGGGCGGTACTGCCGCGTGCCGATAAAGCGCTGCGTATCGAAAGCCTGCAACCACCGATGGCGGCAGGCTTGATCCGCCTGCACAGCAGCCAGAGCAGCTTGATCCAACAGTTAAAACACTTCCCGATGGCCGACCACGACGACGGCCCTGATGCGCTGCATATGCTGTGGATGCTGGCAACGACCGGCAGCGCACCGATTGAGGCGACCTTGATTGCACGGCGCAGCGGGATGCGCGGGCGCTTTGGGGGGCGCGAGCCGTCTGCAAGTGGCTGGGACAAGACGGCTGTGATCGACGATGGTGGACGCTTTGGGGGACTTTGGTAATGGTGCAATTTTTGGACGCTTACGGCAGACCCTTAACGAAAAGCGCGGTGCAGGCCAGGCTCAAAGAACCGCAAAGCGCAAAACTGGGCGCACTTTACCGCGAATTTGCCGAACATCCGGCCAAAGGCTTAACGCCTGCCAAGCTCGCCGGTATTTTGCAGGACGCCGAACAAGGGCAGCTAAAAGCGCAGGCCGAACTCTTTATGGACATGGAGGAACGCGACGCGCACCTGATGGCGGAAATCGCCAAGCGCAAACGCGCGGTGATCGGTCTGGCCTTTCGTGTACAAGCGCCGAGCAATGCCAGCGCCGCCGAGCAGGCCGATGCCGATTTTCTGACCGACGTACTGCAAGACGCCGATAACCTTGAAGACCTGCTACTGGATTTGCTCGACGGTATCGGCCAGGGCTTTGCCGCGGTGGAAATCGAATGGCGGCGCAGCGCAGGCCAGTGGCTGCCGAACGCCTTTTACCACCGCCCGCAAGGCTGGTTTTGTCTGGCACAAGGCAAGATCGATGAACTGCGCTTAAGGGACGGCACGCCCGAAGGTGAGGTACTGCAACCTTTGGGCTGGATACTGCACAAGCCCCGTGCGAAAAGCGGCCATGTCGGGCGCGCCGGATTATTCAGGGCGCTCGCCTGGCCTTATCTGTTTAAACACTACGTGGTTAATGATTTGGCGCAGATGCTGGAAATCTACGGCCTGCCGATACGCTTGGGCAAATACCCGCCCGGCAGCGGCGAGCAGGAAAAAGCCGACTTGTTACGCGCCGTCACCGGCCTAGGTCACGCCGCCGCAGGGATTATCCCGGAAAGCATGGCGATTGATTTTGAGCAAGCCGCGCAAGGCAACGAAGGGCCGTTTCTGGCCATGCAGCGCCTGTGCGATGAAGCCATCAGCAAAGCGGTATTGGGCGGCACCTTGACCAGCCAAACCAGCGACAGCGGCGGCGGGGCTTATGCGCTGGGCAAGGTGCATAACGAAGTGCGCCATGATTTGCTCGCCGCCGACGCACGGCAACTGGCGGACACCTTAACGCGCGATTTGCTCTGGCCGCTGCTGTGGGTCAACCGCAGCGGCGCACAAGAGAGGCGCACCCCGTGTTTTGTCTTTGAACTGCGCGAGACGGCGGATATTGCCCATCTGGCACAGGCACTACCGGCGCTGGTCGGTGTTGGCCTGCCGATACCGACCGGCTGGGTGTTTGAGCAATTGGGCATCCCGCAACCGGCAGGCGATGAGCCGATACTGCAACCGCTGCTGCCGGCTCATCCGTTAGCCGCATTGTCTGCCCGTTCCCGGTGCCCTTCTCCCATCAACAGGCGAGGGGAGGTTTTGGCTGGCGCGCTCGCGGCGCGTCTGCCCTCGCCCGCGCGCGGGAGAGGGGCAGCGGGAGAGGGTGCGCAGGTACAACAGGCACTCGATGAGCTGATCGGCAGTCTGGGGCCCGAAACCCTGCAACAAACGATGCAGGCGCAAAGCGCACCGCTGATCGATGCGGTAGAACACGCAAGGGACGAAAGCGAGGCGCTGGGCTTGCTCGCCGAAGCGCTGCCGATCATGGACGAAACGGCGCTGCTTGATGTACTGGAGCGCCTGTTGTTGGCGGCCGATGCGGCGGGCCGAAGCACCTTTGAGACGCGTGGATGAGCGCTTTAATCCCGGCCGACCTCAAGGTCATCTTCGACAAGGCACCTGCGCAAGCCATCGAATACCTGCGGCGCAAGGCGTTTAGCCCAAGCACGCACTGGTTTGAAGTATCGGCACAGGCGCACGCGCGTGCCTTTACCGTGGCCAAAGCCGTGCAACTCGATGTACTGGCCGAGATTCGCCGCGCGTTAATCCTCAATATGGAACAAGGCGGCACGCTGCGCGATTTTCAAAAGCAGCTCAAACCGCTTTTAGAGAAAAAAGGCTGGTGGGGCAAAACCGAAGAGGGCGTGCAGTTGGGCAGTCCGCGCCGTTTGCGCACGATTTACCAAACCAATCTGCAAAGCGCTTTTATGGCCGCGCGTTATGCGGGCGCGTTAGAGGCCAGCCATTCGCACCCGTACTGGATGTATGTTGCCGTGATGGATGGTTTGACCCGCCCTGAGCATGCCCAAATGCACGGGCGCGTGTTTCGCTACGATGACCCGATATGGCAGCATATGACCCCGCCCAACGGCTTTAACTGTCGCTGCCAGTTTGTCGCGATCAGTGACGAGACGCTCAAACGTCGCGGTTTAACCGTTGAGAGCAGCGCCGGAAAGCTCAAAGAAATCGACTTGACAATGGGCGTGGATCAACAAACCGGCGAAGTGTTTAGGCAAAAAACCACCGTCTATCAAGGGATAGGCCGAAACGGCCAACCCTTTACCTTTCATGCCGACGCAGGCTTTGATGCCAGCCCGCTGGCAAGCCATCTGCTCGACCAGCTTTTGTATGACAAGGCGCTTCGGGCATTAGGCACGGCGGGCGAAGCGGTAGCGCTTGACTACGTACAAAGCACTCTGCTTGACCCCATCCGCCAAAAGGGCTGGGAAGCCTTTGTAGCAGGTGCCAGAAGGCGCGGCAAAAGCTATGGCCATACGATGGCCTTTGGCGTGCTGGGCCTTTCCGAGATGAACCATCTCAGAAAGACAGGCGCACCGGTCAAGAACGGCGTCGTGTTTTTGCATGACCGCAACCTGGCCGGTTTAAAAGGCCGGCGGCATCAAAGCGTCCATCAGAATGCGCTCACCGCCGATGAATACAAGACGCTGCCACAGCGGTTCAGCCAAAAGGCAGGAAAAACCATCCTTTGGGATAACAAAGACGGCATTTTGCTCTACCTGATACCGGCAAACGACGGCAGCGGGGACTTTTTCAAAATGACGGTCAGGTTAAGCCGCCATGAAAAAGCCTACGGCCCGCTGACGGTGGATGATGTGGGAACGGTCTTCAGGATTACGCAGGGTGCAGCCGCTGCCTTGCTCGGCGAAAGCCGCTATCAGTCGATACCATGACCACAAAAGGCATTGGGGCGCAGATGTCGGACTCGAACCGCATCATGCTCGCCGCTGACGGCGATACAACCTTTACCCGTAGGAAACTACTGCGCCCACTGCGCCACTATAGCGAGTCTTGCCGGTATGACCCAGTCCTTTGACATCGAGTTAAACGACCACGAACTGCGCCGCGCCCTGGTCAAGGTATGGGGCAAGCTGAGCGATAGCCGCCCGTTAATGGCGAGCATTGCCCATGAACTGCTCAGCGCGACAAAAGAAGCCTTTATCGACGAAGGCCCAGGCTGGCCGCTGCTGGCACCTTCGACGCTGGCCGCCCGTGAGGCCAGTGGCCACGGGGCGCACCCGATATTGCGCCTGAGCAACGCCCTGTCACGTTCCATCGTCAGCCGCCACAGCAAAGACCAAGCGGTGCTGGGGACGAATTTGATCTACGCGGCCATTCACCAGTTGGGCGGGCGGGCCGGGCGTCATCACAGCGTAACCATCCCCGCCAGAGCTTATCTTCCCATAGGCGAGGACAGGGCGCTCACCGGGCGCGTGCGCGAGCGGGTATTAAAGGCCTTGAACCAAGTGTTGGCCGATTCAGGCTAGGGTCTGTTCCCGCTTCAAACGTGGCCGCGACGGAGCCAGATTTTGCGCGCAGCAAGGCGCGAGGAGAGAAATTTGCTCATGCAAATGAACGACGAG